TCGCGTGGACGGCCGCAGGCGGGCTTGGGGGCGTTCGGTTGCCTCGCGGGTAGTAGAAGGCTCGCGTGCCGTCCGAAGGGCTCCTGCGGCCGCCGTGGCTGTTCACGGGGGCGACGGAGAACTCGTACGTCTGATTCGGTTCGACGTCGAGTTCGGCTGCCTCCTCAAAGCGGCCGCGGTAGGTCCACGCCTCGCCGCCGGACGCAACCCGATACCACACGTCAGCACGTTGCCATGCCGTCTCAAGTGCCCAGTCCACCCGCACGCGAGCGCACGAGCAGTCCGACGGCAGGAGATCTTCGGTGATGCGCAGTTGGGTCGGCCGATCCGGAATATGCCGCGGATCCGGCATCACATCCGTGAACGACTCGATCTCGTCGGGCGTGTCGTTGTAGACCGCCGCGGAGTACTCGATCGCTTGGATCCGACGACGGAGGTCAGGCTCCATCGTGATCGACTGAATGCGGAACAGCCGCGGCCAACCCGTCGTGTCCGCACCCATCGCGAACGGATCACCGGCGACGGGTGTCGTCGAGAATGCCGAGCCGAACGTCAAGGTCGACTGCGTCGCACCGTCGGTTGCTGTTGGCACGCCCGTGATAACGACGTCCTGACCGTTGGCCACGGTGCGGAAGACGACCGTCGAGCCGGACACGGACGGGATCGTCGCGTCCACCTTGATCGTCGTCGACGTTGCCGCGAGGATCCGGCCGCCGTAGCCCTTCCCAGTCGCGTCGTGCTGCAACCGGAAGACGTCCATCGGAGCCAAGTGCGCGGCCTCGATGCCCGTCGTGAAGGTCACCGAGCGCAGTTGGTTCTGTGCCTCAAGCAACCGACGCTTCGCCAGGCGATGCGCTTGGATCGGACGGGTGATGCCGCGAGCCCTGACGGATTCCTTGCGGACGGCCTCGCCTGCCGCGAGCGCGGACGTCTCCACCTGAAGAGCCGTCTCGGCCTCGTAGTTGGTCTCCTCGTTCGTGTACTGGACCTCGACCGCGTTCGGCCTCGAGCGGTTCCCCGCGTAGCCCACCTCGAGGTCGCGCACGTTGCCCATCGAGAAGACCGCAGAGACGGTCGTCGCCTTGTCCGGCACCGCCTTGATCTTCGACCCGACCATGATCAGGCGGCCGAAGGCACCCGCTGCGATGTCCGTGACGAGCGACCAACCCGACTCCGTCGAGTCGATCAGGATGTCGCACGTCGCACGCTTGCCGGATCCGACCTCGGGCACCTCGTCGCAGTAGTCGGCCCAGTCCTTGAAGGATTGAAGGTCGATGTTGTCCCAAGTGATCTGACCGTTGCGTCCGAGCCCGTGCTCCTTGTTCGTCAGGATGTCCGTGACGATCCACGCGGGATTGTCGGTCCACTGCAGATTGAAGAAGGGTGTCGTCGTCGAGACGCCGTCCCACACCCAAACCTTACGGCCCTTGACGCGAGCCGTCAGGGTCGGCACACCGCCGCCGACGTTCTCCGAGCCCAACGCCTTGAGGGCCATCACGGCCTTGCCCGTGTACGCGATGCGCTGCGCTGTGATCTCGTTGATGTCGGCGAGTTCGGAGCTCGTCGTGTCCGACTCGGCGGTCGTGCGCGTGATCTCAATCTCGTAGATGCCGCGCGTGAGGTTCTCAACCCGCCGGAGTGTCGTCACCTGATTCCGGCGACCGAAGGTGTCCGTCTGCGTGAGCGGACCCGTCCACGTCGTCGAGCCCTTCAGGCGGTATCGGATCGTGTGCACGACCGTCGTCGCGGCCACCGTCGTCGACTGCTGATACAGACCCGCCGGGTATCGGAAGACCACCTCGAAGGCGTCGACCTGATCGGACGTCTCAGCGATGAACGCCGTGTTCTGCTTCAGAGCGACGCTGTATGGAATCGCGGTGACGACTTCGTCGAAGCCTGCGATGGCGTCTTGATCCGACGTGCCCAGGCGGGTCGAGACCTTGACCGGGTACGACGAGATCGGGTTGCCGTCGAGTTCGACGCCGTCGGGAATGTCCGAGCCCGACGCATCGTTGACTTCGCTCGTGATCTCGCCGATCGACTGGATCGGGCCACGAGAGAGCAGGACGAGCATGTGCAGTTCCGCTCGCCCGTTGCCGTCGGTGCGTTGGAACGCCGAGATGATGTTGCCGCCCTGGCGGTGCTCGCCGTAGACGAGCGGTTGCGCGATGCCGACTCGGGCCGTGTTCTGATATCCGTCGAGCGAGAACCCCGGGTTGCCTTCCTCGGGCTCCTTGCCGGGCTTCGGAGCCAATGCCATCGAGATCGCGAACCCGATCATCTGCAAGGCGATCGCGACGAATGTCGTCACCGGGTCGCCCGGCTCGCAGATGAATACGACGACGTCCTTCTCTCCGAGCCGGACGTTGCCCCACTCCGAACGGCGACGGACGCCGATGGATGTGATCGCCGCGTTGGCCCAATCGGGAGCGACATGCTCAATCGCCATACCCGCGGGAACGTCAAACGACTCGCGCTCCCACGGCTTGCCGAGAATGTCGCGGACGCATACCACCCGCGAATGCAACGACGTCAGGTTCTCGTCGGGTGCCGTCGGACGACCGAACCATACGACTGAGTCCGCTCGGAGCAGTGCCTGGAGCGAGGTCTTCTCGACGCCTTCGCGCGTCGCGTGAAGCACCTCGTCGCCGCCGAGGTAGATCGCGAGGTGCGCCGGGATTCCGGCCTTGCCGCACGCGATGACGTCGCCGGCGATGATCTTGTCGGCCGGGACCTTCGTCCAACCCGCGCCCGTGTAGTAGGCCGTGACCGACTCGGGCAGGTCGACGCCCATCCGGCGATACACCTCTCGCACGAGGTGCCAGCATCCGGCCTCGGTGTAGCCGACGCCGACGAGATCTGACCAGAGTGCAGGGTCGAGACGTTCAGACACGGGCGGGTCCCTTCGGAATGCCGATGTGACCGCCGAACCGCTTCGGGTGGTTCTTCGGTCGTCCATGCGCGACTTCGTTCAGGCCGTGCTTGATGCAGCCGTTGTCGCCGTCGAGCGTGTAGTCACAAGAGGCGATGTCGAAGTTGGGTGCCGACGCCGATATCAGGTTCGTCAGATTGAGGTCGTACCCGCATTCAACACCGCCGTATACGTGGTCGCATCGTCCGCGCATCTGCCGACGGGACGGGAACGGTGCGTCGAAGAGTTGGTACACGCCGAGCCGGAACGACGCCGCATCGAGCGACAGGGCCGCGTCGAGCACGCGCCACTCGCCGAACTCAAGCACCGCCGACTCCGTCACGGTGTTGATCAGGTAGATCCGCACACGTCGGTCGAGCACGCCTTGTGCCTCGAGGTAGGACGCGATCTCGCGCGAGAGGTTCGTCACCGTCACCGTCGGTGTGGGCAAGTCCCCGAGCGAGTTGCGCTCGAGGCCGGACACCGCGATCGGGAACGCCGCGTAGGTGCGGCCGTTGTAGGTCACTGCCGTGTCGTGACCCGCTACCGAGAGCAGGCTCGTCCCGTCGAGGTCGACGTCGAAGAGCCACACCCACGGAGTCGTCGAGTGCGCCTCGTTCTTCGCGTTCACCAGCGCGGAGTTGATCGGATCGGGCATTAGGTCAACACCTCCTCGACAACCGCAGACGCACGCCACACGGCGAACGATACGCGATCGAACCGCACGTCCGATAGGAAGCGGACACGCTCGGTGACGTTCGTCTCGGGATCGACCCAGTTGAACACGGCGAACCGAGTCTTGACGTTGGTCACGTGCGTCTCGAGCGTCGACTTGTCGGCCGGGCTGAGGGCTTCCCAGTGCAGCGACCACGCCCGACGACGACGGGTGTACACCGCTCGGGTGTAGGTGTGGCCGCTGTCGTACTTGATCTCGGACACTCCGTACTGGTCCTCGATCGGCTGCGAGTAGTCCGGAGCGAGGCTGAGCGTCGTCGAGCCGCCGTCGTCCTCAGAGGAGACCGCGATGCCTGCCCCCGCTACAAACGACGGCACGAGCACAGGCATCGTATCGACTGGAGGGGTCACGAGTGCCGGGTTGAGGTCGACCAGGCGGACGTTGTCGAAGAGCATGTGCCGCGATGCGGCCGCGAAGTATGGCGTCAGGATGCCCGTAGGATTCGACGACGAGTACTGCCGAATGCTGTAACCCGTGATGTCCGGAGACGTGATCGTGCCGCCTGGACCACTGACGACCACGGATGTGTCAAACGCGGCCTGCGCGAACCCTCCCGGGTAACGGGCCACCGCACCCTGATAGAACGTTTTGTTCACAAGGTTCGTCGAGATCGACGTGCCCATGTAGGCGTTGTAGAGCGCCGCGTTCAGCGTGAAGGTGGCCACGGCAACTCCACGGAACGAGCACGTGTGCGTGATGATTCCCCCCGACGCATCGAGACGCATCTCGACTTCGAGCGTCTCAGTCGAACTCGCAGTGAACGCCGCGACCGTCACGGCCGGGCCGAGTTGGTTGAACGTGCCAGCGTTGCCCGTCGCCGTGAAGTAGCCGTGCGCGATGCGCGTCGTCGCGCCGTCGCTCAGGCGTTGATACACCCACGCGAAGCCCTTGCCGGAAGATTCACCGGCATAGATCAGCCCCACGGTGACGTCGTCTTCGCCGTACGACGTGCCGCCGGAGAAGTTCGGGAACGACTCCTGCATCGTGATCTCGGTCGAGAGACGCACGTGCCGATGCCACGAAGGCGTCGCGGTCGAATGGAACGCTCGGCTCCACGCGGGAGTCTTGAAGTACATGACCTGAGTGCGAACAAGGAACAGGTCGGTGTTCGCGACCGGGAACGTAGCCTGACCCGTCGCCGTTCCGTTGCCCGACGACGAGAACGCAGGCCAAGCCTTCTGCTGATACCTGAGCCATCGACCGTTCGGCACCAAGATGCCGTCGGTGATCGACTCCGCGAAGTTCGGACGGCTGTCGACGCCGCCGAACCCCAGTTCAGCGAGGACCGTCGTCATACCGTCGCGATCCTCCGACGGAACGCCGCGTCAGTCGTGGCAAGACGCATCACCTCGTTGCGGACTTGGCGAGCGGTCTCCATCGGATCCGTCGCTCCGTTCACGTTGATCGTCATTCCCGACGGCACGATCGTGCCCGACGTCGAGGCTCGGAAGATCTCCGCGCCGCGCTCGCCGACGTGATACGCCCGGCCACCTTCGACAGGGCCACCCCACGCGAGAGGCTCGGGAGCCGAGAAGACTGGAGTGCCCTTGCTGCCGCTACCGCTCGTCCCCGTGAGGGATCCACCGATGGACCCGACAAGATCGAGCAGGAACGACTCCAACTGCTTCTGAGCGAGCAGACGGCCGACGTCGATCAGGATCTGAGAGACCATCGTGCTGAACGCCTGGCCGACCGACATCGTGCCGCGCACGATCGCCTCGAAGGCGTTGAGGATCGAGTTCGTCATCGTCGACGAGATGGCCTGATACATCTGCTGCAACTCGGCCATCGTCTTGTCGCGAGCCTCGCGCGCCATGCGTGCCGCCGAGTTTATGCGGTCGACTTCGCGCTTCGTAACAGCGTTCATCCGCTGCTCGTTCTCTTCATCGAGTTGCGCTCGGTCGAGGTTGCGCTGCCGCTCCTCGGCCTCCGCTCGGGCGTTGGCGGCCGCGCGATGCGTATCGAGCGCCGCGGTCGCGCTCTCGACCTTCTGACGCTGCAAGCGGATGTAGTCGTCCTGCAGAGCCAACAGAGCGTCGAAGTGCTTCGCCGCGTCAGCAGCCGCCTTGGACTGCGCGTCCTTGGTCATCTTGGACAATGCGTCCCACGCGGCCCGGTTGGCCTCGATCTGCTTGTCGAGGTTCTCTGATGCCGCCTTCTGCGTCTCGTTCGGGACGGCGATGAGGCCGGGGATCGACTCCATCTGCGGGAACTTGGGGAACTGCAGATCCCCAGTTAGCCCGGCATTGGCAAGGCGTTCAATCTCTTCGCGGACGACTTTGATCCGCGCGGCCGTCTCTTCGAGTTGACGGGCGCCATACTCCGGACTGATCATCCGAGCGCCGACCATCGGCAGGACGTTCTTCTGCAACTCCTGCAACTCGGCGAGTTCCTTCTTCAGCGCGGCGACAGCAGGCGTGTCAAAACTAATCCCCAACTTCTCGCCGACTGCTTTGAAGAACGCAGCGAGCGCGGTGCCGATTCGCATGAACAACTCGCCAATGTATTGGGCGATGTCCGCGAAGAACTTGATGAACTCCTCGCGACGCGACTGGATGTTCCGCGTGATGTTGTCTAAGAATCCCGCAACATTCGGAGCGAACGTCGCCACCACCTCAACGAAGATGCCCTCGAGCGCGGCCTTCAGCCGGTTGATCGACTCGAGCATGTTGGTGATCGCCGCGCGTTGGCCTTCGCCTATGTCGGCTAGGTACTCTCGCGCCTCCGGTGCGTACTTCTTCAGGATCTCGAGGCCCTTGCCGATGTACTCGACCACCTTGCCGAACGCCTCGAAGACGCCCTTGGCGATCTTGCCGACGTCCGCGATCGAGGACATCGACTCCTTCGTGTACTTCGCGATCTTCTGGAAGTAGGTGAGACCTTCCTTGCCGATCGTGGTGATGGCCTTGGTCGCCTCGTCCTTGACCTTCAGGACGATCTCGAGCGTTGAGCCTCCTCCTGCCATCGCTGCCTCTCTGCCTCTCGATGCTTGCCGAGTTCGCTGCCGATCGTCCGCATGGCAACGAGCCATGCATCCGATTGATCCATTATGCCACCCGCCACGGGCATCGCGCCCGTCGACTCGAACATCGCCTGGCACGAGAGAGCCAACAGCGTGTCCGGTTCGAGCACCCGGTTCGGACAGTCGTAGTGCGCTCGTCCCTTGACGTCGCCCTTACAGAGCGTGCAGGACGGGTTGTAGCCCAAGCACCGCTCGCACGTGAGGTACGCGAACGGGATCGGCGCGGCGACGTCACAGCCCCACCGCTGCCGCACCTGAGGACTGCGCTTGCAAGTCTTGCAGTCCTGCTCGAGTGCACGAGCAGCGGTCGCCGCTCCGAGAATCAGTTTCCCAGAGCGGCCTCGGTCACCGTCGATAGGTCGGTGATGGCGTTCGCAAGTTCAGTCCGCCAGTCGTACGCGAGCCTGTCGAGGAACTCATCGGACACGACGCCCGACTTCATCGTGAACCGAACCTCCTTACCCGATGAGTCGAGGAAGTTGTCGCACCCGATGAGTCCACATCGGAGAATCGACAGTTCGTGGGAGCCGGATGCAGGCTTCAGGTCCTGCGTCGCCTTGTCGAGAATCAGCAGCGAGTCCTTGACCTCAGCCGCCTGACGCACGGTGAGCGGCCGGATCGAGAACGTCGTCTGCTTCTCGGGGGGAAGTGCACGGTCGCAGCGGAGGACATACTTGACCTCCCTGCGCGGGTCGAGAGCGATGGGCATGGGGAGCCGTCCTTAGATCAGAGGAACGCGATCGTGACGTCGCTCTCGGCGGTCTCGTTGACTACCTCGAAGTCGAGCGATGCCGTCTGAATGCCGTTACGGTTGCCGTCGGCGATCGACGTGATCCGCAGCGAAGGAATCGTCAGCGACATCACGTCGGCCAACGACCACTCCAACTTGCAGTCCGTGTTCGACGACATGAACGAGTGGTAGTCGTGCTCGGTGCTGTCGGCCATCAACTGCAGATCCGGATCGAACGACCCGACCGGACGACGGTCGACAACCGTGAAGTAGTCGACGCCCTCGGTGGCGTTGACGCACTCGCGAGGCACGACAGACACACCCGCGTCGAAGGTGAACTGCGACAGGCACAGGTCGGAGTTGATCGACTGCCCGGCACGAGCGAATCCGAATCCGACACCGTGGAACACGGCAGGCACAACCGTCGGCATGGTCGGAGCCGCGAGCGTGACATCCTCGAAGGAATGGAAGACGCCCGTGAAGGTGAACTTGAACAGGATCGGAGCACCGACTCGGGCCTCGACCGTGAAGGTGCCCGAGGCACCCTTGATCTTCACGCCGAAGGCCGAGCCTGCCGCGCCGCCGCGGGAGGCCATGGCCAACTTGAAGGACAGGGTCTGATTCGACAGCGGAGCCGTGTCGGAGACTGCGTCCTCGAACTTGTAGGTGGATCCGCCGGAGGTTCCGCTCGCTGCGGTCGCCTTCATGCCGCACGCGGTGAAGAGGTTCATCCAGTGATCGGGCGTGTTGACCGCCGCGTCGTGGTACGCCTCGAGGGTGAACGAGAGTTGAACCGTGCGCTGGCCGACGATGCCTGCCAACTTCGTCAGCGTGCCGCGCTGAACGTCGCGGCTGAACCGACCGAACTGCGTCGTCAGCGTGACGTCGTAGGCCAAGATCGACTTGGTACTGAAGGCGGGATCGTTGTACGTGCCACGCGTCGACTCAACCTCGAAGGCGAGTTGACGGCAGCGAGACAGAAGCGGAAGCGGTGTGGCCATGTGGTACCCCGAGTGTTAGGCCCGTGCGGACGGGCTGTTGTTCAATGTCCGATATCTTACCACCAACACGAACTCGACCCCGCCGAACGGGACGGTGTCGGTCTCGGCCTGCAAGGCTCGATTCGACTCTAGGTAGCAGTCGTCGACGACGCCGCCGAGCGTCCAATCCTCGAAGGCTCGCTCGACGTCGTGCACGGCCGACGACGCATAGGTGTCGATCGACCAACCCTCCATGTAGTACTCGATCGTGATCCGCATCGTGCGGACGTACTGCCGGAAGTTCGACGTCGTGTTGCGGAGCTCGTAGGTCTCGTCCTTCGCCGCAAGGTAGACGAGCGGGTACGACGCGCCGGACAGAGCGTTCTGCCGGGTGCGGGTGACCTTGGGTGCCACCGTCGCCGACCACGTCTTCGTCGTGTCCGTGACGATGCCCGACAATTTGGTCTTCACGGCCTCGAGGATCGTCTCGCGGTAGGCGTTCGTCGGCATTAGAGGTCAACTCCTTCGACGTCGAATCCGATGTTCCACTGCACGCGGGTCATCTGCTCGATCTGTAGGGTGCCCGGCACCATGCGGTACTTGCCTGCCGCAAGGAACGACGCCGTCGACTCCGTGAACGTCGTGTTGCCGCCGCCGCGAGCGTACACCCACGCTCGGATCTCGTAGGCCGTCTCGGGCGGGATCGACCGCCAGGTGAGCGAGTAACGCTTGTGCCGGTTGACGTTCCTCCGAGCGGTGCGGACCGTCGGCGACTGCGACGACAGCAGCACGTCGACGTCGTCCACCCACGTCTCCGCGAACGGGAACGACGGGCACGGAAGCACGGGATCCGGGAAGGAGATAGCCATGCCGAGCGCCGCGTCGCCGGAGGCCGTCGCCGTGTAGGGGTTCGTGTAGGAACCGAGGTTCCCGTAGTGCATCGTGTACGTTTGCGTGTCGCCGTTCGGCAAGTCGGCCGTGAGGTTGAACTTCACCCGGCACGACGTCGTCTGCGTGCCGACGATCGCGACGAGCCCGGCCGCCGCGCCCGACGGACCGTAGATCCGGATGTCGTAGCCGTCGGCTCGCATCTGCAAGGCGAAGGACTTCGCGCGATGGTTGAACGGCAGCGAGTTGGTGTCGACGGTCGTTCCGGCCGCGAGGTCGGTGCCCGAGTTCGACAGCGTGATCGTGGCGATCACTGCTGCTGCCCCGTGATCCGAGCGGCGACGCCCTCAAGGATCTTCGGCACGTTCTTCGGGTACCACCACTCCCACGACTTGTGGAACTTGAAGCGGGGCGGGATCGCCACCTTCTTCAGGTACATGAACTTGACTACCTTGCCGCGCACCGTCGGACGCTTTGCGGTGCCAGTGCTTCGGACCGGAACCTTCAGGAACTTCGCACGCTTCGGAACAATGTCGGGCAGCATGCCGCCCTTGCCGACCGTGCCGAGTTCGTGCACGCGAGCGTACTGCAACGTCTTCTGGTCGAAGACGCCGAACCGCACTTGGAGATCGTCGGTCGTCGTGCCGGACTCGCGGATCGCCGTCTGCGCGTTGAGTTGACGGGTGAGGTTGCCGGTTCGACGGATGAGGCCCTGCTCGCCGTCGAAGACGACGCCGCGGCCCTTGAGGCGGGTCTCCTTGATGTGGAGGAGGAACTCGCCGGAGATCTGCTTGAGGCCGCGCTGCAAGGCCGGGAACGATCGCTTGGCGATCTGCTCCATGGTCCGCTTCGCCTCCGCGCTGTTCGCGACCTCGAAGAACATCAGATGGCCCGAACCCTGTAGCGGTCGAGCACGGCCTTGACCTCCGGCAGCCAGTCGACGGCCTGCAGGCTGATCGAGCCTGCGTCGCCTGAGGACGACACCGTGCCGACGAAGTTCCGAGTGTGCCACACGTGCGCGCACTGGAGGTCGATGGCGTAGGAGACGTCAGGATACGCCGAGATAAAGTTGGCGGTCGTCGTGGCCATGCCACCCGTGTAGACCACCTTCAGGGCAGACGGAGCGAACCCGCCGAGCGGGAAGAAGGTCGTCTTGACCTTGAGCACGCCGTTTGTTCCGAGCGTGGGGTTGTAGTAGTCGTCGGAGGTCAGCGCGGTCTCGGCACCGAACGCTTGTTCCGGATCGTACGAGATGGAGGTGACCGTGGTCACCGGGAAGGCAGCGAGTCGGAAGACCCGCTGCCCGTCCTCGACGTCGAGGTACACGGTGCGGGAAGTCGTTTGGACCTCCCGCCCCAAGTACCTCTCCGCCGCTTCGGAGACGCCAGTGATGATCTGACCGAGCAGCGTCGTGAACGCCGAGGGAGCGGTCTCCCCCGGGTTCACAAGCGTGCCGACACGTGTGGTCGTGGTCAGATCCATTGATCACTCGTCGCCAGCGGTCATGCCGGTGATCTTGACGACTTGCGCCGCGATGCGAGCGTTGAAGTCGACTTCCTGCACGAC